AGAATACCTTTAGCGAATCGTGCTTCACCAGTTGCGTCTGTTTGGTAGGGAGATATTACAGTACAGTCATACTCTTGTGCCATTGACTTCAATGCTTTACTTACTTCGATCTGTTCAGTCCAATCGTACTGACCTCCACGAGAAGGTAGACTCGACCGCTTTACCTGATTAATATAGTCAACAATAATGACGCCAACATTCAAGGGCTTAACTTTTTTGTCAAGCTCTGCACGAATCTTGGAGAGAGTGAGAGATGCATCATACACTACGTCCAACTGCTGAGTCGGGAGAAGCTCGCAGGTGTTTTTTAGTGATGTATGCAACTTCTCAAAGTCACGGTGTTGTCTATACTCCTTCAAGCGGTCTTGTCCATCAACATAGCGACCTGCCCACCACGTAGCTACTTTCTCCCACTCGGTAACACTCAGATTCTGAGTACGGAGGCGAGAAAAAGGAACTTCGGTAGCAATGGAACAGCATCGTTGGAGGATCGACCGGCTATCCATCTCAATAGTGAAATACATAGCCGATCTACCTGAAGCGTAAACACTGGTTGCAATGTTTGCACAAATGACAGATTTACCAGCACCCCGTTTACCACCGAACATAACAAGATCTCTAGGAGAGAACTTTATGTCGTGGTCGTACTCTTCATTGAGTCCGAGGGCCATATACCTGGCTAAATCTTCTTCTGGCTCAAACAAGTCAATACGTTGCATACTTTCTTGTGGGTCTTCGAGATCAACCTTATCTTCAATGTCTAGGACGATTTGATGTAGGTGGTTTACTGATTCCTGAGCATTCTCAAATGCAACAGAGTTTTCAATATAATCTTCGAGTGAGTCCAGAATTTCTTTTTGAGTGTATTCGTTCTTCAGATACTCAAGAAGCATCTGAGGGTCTGCATTGACCTCGACTGCTTCCACTGCGTACAGTTTCTCACGAGTAGCTGAATCACGAATCTCAAACTTTAGATCTTCAATCGTAGGCATTCTATGGAACTCTTCACAATGCTTATCAATAATCTTATACAGACTATGATACTCAGTTGCGAAGTATTGCTTATGCGCTACACTCCAGGTCTGAAAGTCCTGTAGCGTAAGCACTTGCTTAATAAGCGCACTAGCGATGTTCAATTGAAAGTCTCCCGATTTCAAATCTAAAATGTAGGGTAGACCCCGAAGAGCCTACCCTTGTGTGTAACTAAGAAGGATTAAGCTGAAGCTTTTTCTTTCTTAGAAGCGCCATCATAGTCAGCGGCTGAAAGGCCACGACGAGTGAGCATAGTCTTAACGCCACGGGCGGTCTTACCAATTTGCTCTGCGATAGCTTCGACAGTCTGGCTACCAATGTCAACGATGTCAGCCAAAGGATCTTCTTTAGAAGCGCCTTTAGTAACTTCCTGCTTAGGGATAGCGTCAATGTCGCCTGAACGAAGCAAGCTAAGAGCTTTACCACGTACAGAGTTTACTGAACGGTCAAGTGCATCAGCGATAGCTTCTACGAAAGCACCATCATTGACCATGCCAATGAAAGTAACTTCTTCGTCAGCTGAGTAAGTGCGAACAGACTCAACTTTAGGAGCTGGCTTAACATGGCCAGTCAGTTCCATAGACAAAATCTTGCCTTGGATTGACTTAGCTGAGAATGCGCCATCTTCAAAGTGAGAAGCGATTTCAGCATAAGTGTAAGTGCCGCTGTTGTCAGAGACAAAAGCTGCAAGGGTAGCTTCTTGAGCATCAGTAAATGCGCGTGAAGCACTGGCAGAAGCCAGCTCTACATCGTGACCCATCTTGCGCAATTTGCTAGAGATAGAACGAGTAGAGGTTTCAAGGTTTACTGCTGCTTCTGCAACAGTAGCTTGGGATACGGGGCTTTCGCCACCGACAAAATCAGTAAGAGCGGTAGTACGCTCGTCAGTCCACTTGGGTAGTGCCATTTTATTATTCTCCAATAAAATCTAAAAGGTTAGTTATGATTTGAACGCCAGCATCTCTGGCNTTCTTAGTTTTNGCAGATTCAANTCCGCTTTCGTTTACTAGGATGGTGACATCCTTAGTCAAGCTCGTCTTGACCGCATAACCAAGCTCTTGTAGTTTGTTATGAGCCTCGGCTTTCGTTTTGTAACTGGTAAGTTTACCACTAATACAAACCGTGCCGTGGGTTATGTTTGTTGTTTGAGTCTTCTCAAACTTGAAGCTAAAAGGTAATAATGATACTTGGTAATATTCATTCTCAAGCCATTCACACAAATTAGCAGCAGACTTCTCACCAAGTCCAGCCTGTCGGCACATATCGTAGTCTATATCGTCTATGTCTTCGCAGACTTTGGATAGTTTTTCCGATGCTGATTTACCAATGAGAGGTATACTAAATGCAGGTAACAACACGTTAAGTGGAGCACCGCGAGATCGTTGCAACTCATCTACTAACTTCGTAGCAAGTCGCTCTGAGCCTAGTGACTCGGCAATGTCTTCTACGCTTCTATCATAAAGTTCCTCTAGGGAGACAATATCTAGTTTAGCAATAGTAGCAGGGCCAAGACCTTTGATCTTCAAAGTCTTTGCAAAGTGTTCGATAAGTTTTGCAACTTTCTCTCCGCAATGCGGATTTTTACAATACAGAAGATGATTAACACTTTCTAACACCGAACTACAGCTAGGGCAGTTTGTTGGGGCTTCGATAATGGTCATCGTGATTCCTCTGAAATTGAAATAGTATTATACGGACTTTTAAGGTTTCTGTCAAGAATTATTTTTTTGCAGGTAGCAATCAATCTAATCTCCTAACAATCCGAGGTATGATCTCGCCAGAGCGGATAACCTCTACCTTACAACCTATCTCAAGATCAAGGTCGCGTATGTACTCAATATTGTGCAGAGTTGCTCTAGAAACTGTAGCATCGCCTATAACACAAGGTTCTAGGATAGCTACTGGACTAACAACTCCACTCTTACCCAACTGCCATACTACATCCAACAGCGTGGTCTCCACTCCCGCGACCTGCTCTTTCAGAGCAAAGGCACCTCGTGGGTGTTTAGCGGTGTAACCTAACGCATCGAATTTTGCATTTGACTTGAGACGATATACTTTGCCATCCTGAGGATAGGCATCTGCATTAAAGCGAGTAACCACATTTAGACCCATCTTATGTAGTAGCTCAAGGCCACAAGCATAATTAGCAGTCCAACTTGGTGTAACATCGTATGCTACAAATACTAACGGGCGTTTCTTGAACTCTTCTAGACCCGAAGATCCTTTAAGTCCTAGCGACCCCGAAGCGAAATTACGAGAGTTAGGTACACTACTTGGAGCAACAACTTCGCCAGTAATCTGCATGAGTCCAGTATCATTGCACTCATTAGGGACTAACTGACGCATCTTATCTGTAATATCACGACCCTGAATACCATCCCCACGAGTGAGAGCGAGTTCAAGGTTGCCGTCAACATATAGAAGAGACACTGCTGCACCATCCAACTTAGGGGTAACAATACATTCATCAATAGGCAGAGGAGCATCGTTGAGGTCAAAGCACTTCTGAAGAGAGTACATCTGGTACGCGTGCTTTACAGCATCTGTAACAGTGTAGCCCACTTTAGTATAGTTGTGCTTGTCTGCTAGAAGGTCAAACTCCGCATCAGAGATAGCGGGGGTACCTTCGTAGTACAACTGGCTCATCTTGTCTAAAAAGCTCTGCATGGTATTCTCCTAAATAAGAAAGTATATTATACGGAACTTTAGCAAGATTGTCAAGAACTATTTATACATATCCTGAATTAGATCTGAAAAGTGTTCTTCAATCAAACTTTTAGACTCTGCTAGAGACAGTATCTCTATCAAGCCTGCAAACATCTCTCTTGAGTTAGAAAGATCAAGAGGCATTGCTACTCCTTCGGGTGTTGGTTTCCATTCTTCATCGAAGTCCATATAGTATTTACGCAGGTGCATATATTCTACGCCTCGAAAAGTATTGATGGTAAGTCTTATCTGTACTTCTTTTACTTCATCATAATGTATAACACGAGAATACGCTTCAGGAGCCTGGTATAAGTCCATTACTTTCTACCCTCATTCTTGAGAATAGAGGATAATGGCACTACACTAGACACATTCGCAGGTCTGAGTAATCGGTATGAATCGGTATCCCAACAGAAGAAAAGAAGAGTGTCGTCAGTTTCCTTGGCTCTATTCTTCTTTTTCTGAACATAGGGAGTTGTGAAGTCCAAAGTACAAACATTGTACTTTAACTTTTTGGAGTGCTCACTACGATAAGTAATAACGGCATCCCCATAGTCGCGCACTAAATGTGCCAGTTCTTGCTTTTTCACTATAGCTCCTTGGTAGTATTTCAGCAATCATTATTGTGAATCTACTTACTGCAAGGTCTATATTTTAGATACAAAAATACCCCGCTAGACGAATCTAGCAGGGTACTAAACTTATGCTTCGTTGATAGCGACTAAAATCGAAGTAAAGTATTGAGATGCTTTACCAGTAAGTTTGGCAATGATCTCTTCATCTACAGGTTGTCCTGCATCACTTAACGCTGCAATGAGCGCGTCAGCTGCGGCTGCTTTAGATACGCGAGTACCTCCGGCCCCTCCGCCTGTAGCTCCACCGCTGGCTTTAGCGGCAGGTGTTTTCTTAACATAAACGCCAGCTTTTGTTAAGATCATCCGAACACCATTAGGTGACTCGTCTAATTCTTCTGCAATGTCTTTTACAATCTCCATAGATGTTTCTGGAGTTGGTTCTGCTTCTTCATACAGACTTACTGCCTGTGCTTTCTTATCGTCATCCCAAGCCACTTTGCGTGTCCTCTTGTTAGGGTTTTTGTTACCTGGGCAGTCACCCAGTGTTTGTAGTTGTTGAGTATAGAATCGGTCGCCCAATGTTATTCTCCTTAATTTGAAAAGATATTATACGGCAATTTTAACATCTTTGTCAAGAATTATTTTTTACAACCTCTCTAAATTTACTCCGTAAGCCCGCAAATGTTCTAGCTTACATAACTCATAAGCTGGGGCGTATGCGGAAAACCCGCCCTGTGTTACGTTTGAAAAGAAGTTATCATCATCTTGTACCTTCTGTCGAACGTACACTGAGTATGCAGGACAGCCATACTTCTTCTCATAGTCAACCATACCCATACCTTTCTTAGTAGCAAGATACTCAGGTGTTAGTCTGTGTTTTACTTCTACAGCCGCATGATAAGTAGCAGACCATGCAATCTCACCCTCTGCAAAGTCGTCAGACATACACTCGTCAGGATAGTAGTGTGCGGTTAGTCTTTCGTCTTTTCCTGCGGGTCTTTGCGGGACTCCAACTCTTTCAAGAAGAGAGCGTACAAAGGAAGCACTTCTGAAGAGGAGCTTCGAGATATCTGTGATAGTATCTCCTCCGAGGTAGTTTTCGCACGCAAGAGCGATTTCTGCATCACTCGCAGGACGGCCTCGTAGACCTTGTTTACGCTTTTTGACATATGCTTTCGTCTCCTCATAATCCTCGATAATCTTAGTTAGCCTAGCTGTGTTGTAGGCTATGTTAAGAATATCACAGGCTTCCTTTTTTGTTATAGCTTTCTCCGAAGAACTGGGGTTTAGCAGCATAATAACTTTCTGGATGTTTGCTGCGGACAGGTTCTCGTAACTTTTCTTCTTTACTCTCTTCGCCATTCTCTAACTCCAATTCTAGTTTAAACATCAAGCAGCAAATAGCGTGCGCTAGATGTGATAAATTTGTTTCTGGATCTTGTAGTTCTCCGTCCAGATGGGAGAATATGTGCCGTAGTGCACCGCCACTGTATCTCTTCTGTGCATCCTCTAACTTACGCCAGTTTTCTTCATCGTACTTGGCCGCACCAAATGTCAATACTTTAGCTACTTCTACTGTAGCTTTGGGAGGCAGAAGATACATCTTAGGTTTTTCACTATCAAACTTTCTACCCGCCTCTTCCCATATAGGAAACTCCCCACTAGGAGCTGTATTGACCATACCCTTTAGGTCTTTAATCTCCATGTACAAACTCCTGTATCATAGGGAAGAAAGGTTCGATTTCATTTGCACACTCCTTTGCAATATCCATATGTTCTTTCTGAGTACCAGGAGTAGTTCGTACATCAATGTAGTGAATCCAAGAACGTATTGTGCCCTGCATATACAGACGAGTCTTTGTTAGACCTTCTGGCAGTACACTTCGTGCCTGCTCTTTAGCAATACCATGTTCTAGTGCCCACTTGTACACACCCGAAGCGCAGTCAATAACTTTTTTCTGCTGAGAAACCCAGTGCTGATGTAGCAGTTCGTCTTCACTTTCAATACTGTTCTGACGATTCTTAGTATCCTGCATACGCGTCTCTCGTAGTTCGAAAGGCCAGCTATCCAAAGCACTAGGATCTGCATAGCGTTGGCTAAACTCCTGAAAGGCAAAGCTACGATGGCGTACTATCTGGTGAGCAATATCACGAGTAGTGTTGATCTCAAGTGCAACACTCGCCATCTCAAAAGGAGACCAGTGTTTGTGTTTAATGAGATACCGAATCAGCTTCTCATTTGTATCTGTATTATTCTGATTACTAGGGTTAGATACTCTAGCCATATACGCAATATCATATAAGATATTAGGCGAAGATGTCGATATAAGTTTTACGTTGCTCATTTGGCAGTGATCCTTTTGTCGTAGTCTGCATAGTCCTCGTTCCACCAGTCAGGTTTTGACCGATGCGACCACACGGCAAAGGTGGCTTTATCGAGGTGGTAGTAGTCCCTGTAAGATTGTATAGGGTTGTTGTAGTCTTTAAGCTCATCAGGCATTGCTAGTCCGAATTCTGTGAATCCGACTCTGGGCATATTCCGTGGCTCTGGTAGCTTGTTAACCACTTCCACAATCGACTTGTGTTGTTTCGCATAGCGATAATGATATTCGTCATTAAGAGCGTTACCATAACAGTGTGTCCATTCAAAATTGTCTAGCGA